TTAATTATATTAATTGTATCGTTATAATAAGCCTGAAGTTTATATCCTAAACTAAATTCACATCCAAATGTCGCACTTCCTGAACCTGAAGGATATAAATTATTTGAAGTCGTAAGAGTTGAAAATGCAGAGCCATCCCAAATTTTAACAGAAGTATTTGGCGTATTATATTGAGCCTGTAAATTAGCATTTGGAGCTTCACCCACTCCGTTGCTTTGTGCTATTATAAGAATATTTCTAGCCATTATACCGCCCTCCCTCCTGTAATCACGCTTTGGTTATATTTATAAATCGCTGGATAAAGAATTTTCAAATCTCCTGCCGTAATTGCGGTTTTTGCAATAAGAAAAGTTATAACTTCTCTATTTGTAAAGAATGTCGGAGTTCCATCAACATTTGAGCATCCTACATAAACTTCATTTGTCGTCATATTTCCCGCTACACTAACCGTACTTCCTACATTTACAGCATTCCTTGTAATTACTCTATTGCTGCTTGAAGAAGTATTTACACCCCAAAAACCTGAAGAATCAGATGTTGCAAATATTAGTCTTCCGGTTGTATTGTTATACATATCGCTAAGAGTATTTCCAGAACCATTCTTTGCTGTAAAATTGAAACTTGCCGTATTGTCTGCTTTTTGTGCTCCATAATCAAAACCGGAAACAGAAGTATTATTTCTCATGTATATTGCCGAAAAATGATTAAATTGGGTTAAATCTGTATTAGGAATAAGCCCTGTTTTTAAATACTGATCAACTCCATTGAATGCCCAGCCTTTTTGTGAAAATGTAGGACTTTTACCTATAGCATAGGTAAGCGTATAATTCGTATTCATGCAATTGATCAATGAAGCACCTAAAGAGGATGGAGAGACTAAATAAAATGCCCCTGTCTGTAGTTTTGAATAAATAGAGATAATATCTTTAAAAAAAATATTAACTGCCTTGCGCTCTCTTTCATCAGAGATCCAAGCCCTATCTATATAATCTTTTGCAGGTTGAAAATATGTATTATTATATAATCTGCTTATCATTAGAAGTTCTCAACTGAAAGTTTAATATAAATTTTCTGACCACTTGCAGGAGTAAATGCATCAAGTGTTTCTAATAAACCATAAATAGTTCTACTCGATCCAGTCGGAAGATATTTTAATCTAATATCATCTCTTTGAGTTGAAGCTCCTGTGCTATTCGTTGGATCTTCTGTTGCCACAGCAAAAAAATCTATCGTGCCCAGTTTTGTTGCTTTATTGGCATAAAGAGACAAATAAGGTGAATTATCATTTATTGCTGTTGGCGCAGTATCAAACAAGTGTAGCCTAAATCTAGAAGTGCAGGTCTTTTGATCTGTTAACAATAAAGCTTTTACTATGTATCCTCCCACTCCATTTGTCCTGGACAGGTTTGTAAAAGTAAAAACAACCGTCGGAGAAGATGTTGAATCTGAAATAGCATCTAAAGCTGTATAAGCTGTTGTATCTGCTGGTCGGGTTAATTCAACCCCGACAGAGTTTTCTTCGCCGCCAATTTTACCTATATGATTTTCTCCTGCTACCGATAAAACCGAATTATAAATATTGCCATCATCCATAACAACGTATAGCTTATCGGTATCAGCCATTGCCGAAGTATCATAAGCTAGAGTTAAAACAGGGCTTGAATAGGTTCCCCCTAACGATGGATTTGATATATTGTATATTACCACATTTGAAGTGGCATTAATAATGGCTAAAATTTTATCAAGTGTTGCCGGGATTGTGCTACCTGTAAAGGTTACAGTTTTAGCTGTATGGTTAAATGTGTATGTTGCTGGTATTTTCATCCGAATATAATTGCGTTTATGAAGGCTGCGCCGTCAGTGTATGATTTATTTGATGCTTGTGTCGAAGTCGTAGGCGTTGGAACTATAGGAGAACTTGAAAATGTCTTTACTCCTGCTATTGATTCGGTTCCAGTGTTGTGAACTACTACGCTGTCTTCTGCCTTGGAATTTAACTGGGTTTGAATTTCAGAAGATACACCGGACAAATATCCTAATTCAGTAGGAGTAACAGACGAAGAAGTCAAATCGCCCGTGCCATTTAAATAAGGAACTGTTGAAACAGTTAAACTAGGAAATCTCGTTGTTCCTGTTATTGCCAATATTCCTGCGGTTCCAAAATCTATGTAGGCTGTCGCAGCAAGATTTCCAACCCTTCCGTTGTTGTCAAGAACAAGTGCGTTGATTCCTGTAATATTATTGCTTCCCAATTGAAGGTTTCCGGTCATTTGAACGCTGCCATCAGCAAGCAAGACATTAACTAAAGCTGCAACAATAGAATCGTCCACATATTTTTTATGTGTTATATCTCCGTTGGAATTAATTGTAACAAGTGTAGAATATCCTAATTTCCCCTGAATAGCAGTATCGCCAAGCATGTTAACGCCTGAGTCTGCGAGATCCTGAAGTATGGCTTGAACTATTGGCCCGGTTATGGCTCCGATGCCATTGGCTGTAATCTGTGCAACTATTTCATTGACGAGATCTGATCGGTTTTTTACTGACACGTTTCATGGCAATTGTCGGTCTTATAGAGTATTTGGTAGTTAACCACGAATAAATATTTATTGAAATCAAAGTCTTTTTTTCCTGTTTCTTCGGCTATTATACTATTGGAGTCATAATTGATGTTATTTATAATAACTTCTGATTTTTCTATGTTTGCATTTCCCATTCTATTAATGATATGTGTATCAAAATCTATCTGATCCGAATAACACACTAATTCAATAGTAGAAGCAGCAGTATATATTCTCGTTTTGCCTCGTTCTTGTAATGTTTTAAAATCAATCTGCTTGAATTTATGGTAAAAAAAAGATGAATAACTATCATCAATTATTACCTGGTTTTTACTTTTTATTTCAAAGTTTTGCTTTTCTTTTTCCCTTGTCGTTTCTTTTGTAAGTCCATAGAATTTATGCGTTCCCTTAATATTAACTATCAGGTCTTCGTTTAATGAATCTACTTTACTTATTAAAGATTTCATTTATTTTTATTCTTACTTTTTCCTGAATTAATTTAGCTTCGCTATCCGATAATTGGAAAATCGTTCCGAATTTTCTTTCGTTCCAATCGGCTTTATCGGAGGAAAGCTGACCCTTAAATCCTATAACATAGCCCGTCTTACCTTCCGGTGCGACAATAAAATCGCCCATCATATCACCAGAAAACGTTAAATCTATTTTATCAATTTCTAAACCTTTTTTTACCCTCTTCTTTGCATATTCTTCTGAATAAGGCGTTGACAAAATAACTCGCGTTGTTGTTTTTTTTCTTTTGGAAAATATTTTTCCTGTTTTAAAATTTTTATGGGCTGCTATATTATTTTTATCTGATTTAATTGGCGTACCATCAGCTTTTAATCCTCTTTGCTGTATTCTGTCAGAAATAAGAACAACCGTATCAAGTGCGATTTCTCTTAATAATTTATCCCCCTGAATGAGTTGAGCAAGCTCGCCTTTTATATTATTTTTAAATTGTTCAATATTTGTTTCTACTTTGAACACTTGGGTTTTAATTTAATTTTTACTTCCTGTTTTGATATATCAACTTCAGCCTTTCTTTTAAGCTTCCCTTTTGTTAATCTCGCCTTATGGGCTTCTTTGTGAATTTCTGAATCATCTGAATTAAGGGAAAATCTCATTACTTTTTTCATGGCATCATACTTTTTGTGGCTACCTTAAATGTTTCTTCACAATCAAAACATAAAGATTCGCCTGTTAATGGGATAGAATTTAAAGCTCTTTTCAAATTACTCTTATACCTATCTTCAAAAATCAACCTTGATTCTTCAGTTTGCTCCAAATTTGAAGCAGTATAGAAGTTTAATCTTGGGCTGTTTCTCTTATGTAGAAGCATTTCAGCCCCAAGTAAATATAATAATGCCGATTTTAAGAACTCTCTATTATCATATAAAAATTGGTCGATTGAACATCTAATTTCAGCATCAACAGTAACCCCTTTGCCGATTCCTGTTTTAATAATATTGGAATATTGAGGGGTTGTTGTAGAATCGAAAGTAGCCGGATAAAATTGAAAGAATCCTCTAAGTGCTACATAGCCAAAAGTGTTTTGAGCTGCACATGCCATGTCAGAATCATACCAATAATAATAATCATTGAGCGTCTGAATGGAATCAAAATTAGTCGTATCAACCCCAATAAACATTTCCAGAATCCGATATTTAAGCGGAAAAATTTCTTTTATATCAATATAATTCAGTCCAATTATAAGATCAATGCTATCATTATAAAGAACCGATCCATCGTTCAAATCCCATACTTTAATTGTAGTCGTAACAACCTGAGAAGAATAAACCCAAACCCCATTTAATCTGTATTCAGCATATTTGCTTTCTGGAACCATTTGATAAATTCCAGTATAAACAGAAGAAGCAGGAACCGGAATTAAAGCATTAATTTGACTTTTGATTAATCGCCTTGTCTGATAGATAATAGAATTAAATTTAATATATTCATACATTAAATTAATGGTATCATCCTTTAGTCTTCTAATGGCGTTTTTTTGAACGTCTGCCCAAACTCCTGCAAAGTTTATTTGTTCTGAGTTTGCTATTTTATCAACAAGCTCAGTACTCATTCCCGGAAGCTCATTAATATAATCTCCGCTTTCCGGTGTGGGAAGGTTGCAGTTTTTTAGGCCGATATAGTTCGTAAGATCCACAGACATAAGCAAAGCCCCAATGAAGGGGCTTTTTAATTATGAAATGACAAATTTTACTGTTTTTTGACCTGCGATTCCAACGGAGTTTGCGCCTTTAATTACAATTGTGTAAGTTCCTGCTGCCTGAGAAGTAGTTCCTGTCAAAGTAATATAAGGCCCAGAATAACTCAAAGTTAATCCAGTTGGCAATGTTCCGCTAAGAACAGAAACAGAAGCAAGGTTATATCCTGTTTGAAGTCTTGCATTAAGTGATGATACGTTTCTGGTCAGATCAATTTCATCAGATTGACCAGGAACAATCGTTCCGGTAGACCCAGACTGATTACTGAAACTTACTGATTCTCCATCGAATAACTGTGGACAGGTTGCCAAATCATCAACCGAGGCAGAATAGTTAAGAGGGTTTGATTTCTTAGCCCATGTAACTGCAATTTCGCCTTCAATAAATGTTTGGTTATCGTCTGTTATTTTTCCTGTAGCCTCAATAGATACAGGAGCATTTGTTACTACCCATCCATAGGTATCAGTAAAGAAATAAATATCAAAATTGGCTGCTTGGCTTTCCATGTCGATCCAATATTGAGCATTTGCTACATAGCTAAAATCAATAAATGATAAAGCGTGTGCTTTGCCTGTCATTCTTTTTAATTGCTTGCCTAATCCTTTTCCGAAAGTTGCTTTACCACCATCGTAAGAACCTGAAACATTTCTAATAACATAAGCATTACCAAGTAACTCGGCCGCTAAAATATCCGATACCATTGATGTCGTTGAAATGCTTGTTCCTCTTTTTACAAAGGCAGCATGTACGACCTTATTCAATTCATCGGTAACGCAATCTTCGCAACTACGTGCGGGTATATTGCTACATGAGAATAATGTTGACATATAAGTATGTTTATAAGAAAGGCCGGTTTCCCAGCCCTTCTATTGTTGATTAAAGAACTCCTGCTATTGCTTTGAACACTCCATTTACTCCATTCAATCGGTCTGATGCTTGGAACATATTAGTTGGAGAAACATAAAGGTCAAAATGAACTCCTATGATAATATCATAAGATTCTGTTACGCTATTGCCAGAACAAGCATTTGGAATAACTCTCATATCATATACAAGCCCCGGAATTACTGGATCAGGAATTGTGCCTCTTTCAATTGTTGCTATTGGTCTATTAAATCCTGGGCCAACATATTCGTTATAAGAAGCGAATTGCATAGATCCAGGCATATATATTACAAATCCATTTGCATCACCAATAGATTCTGTTCCTATAGTAAAGTCTTTATAATATTTGAAACCTGCGGGATTTGCTCCTGACATTTTGCCAAAATCAATACCATTTAAATTACAACATCCATAGTTAAGGGCGTTTGCAGCCAAATCAAAAGCTCCCTCGCCAACTACAAATGGCTGACCTGTAAATCCAACTCTTGACATGTGTTGTTTAAGTTGGTTAAAACCGCTGAATACAGGAGCACCTTCTTGTAGGCCAGTATCATTATTGGCTCTATAAACATTATACGTATTTATAGTATTACCTCCTTGATATTTACCAAATTGAAGATTTAATGCAGTATGTAAATCTGTATTAATAGATTGTCTTAATGCATCAAAATCCATTGCCATTTCCATAACAATTTCCCCCATTAATTGTAATGGATAAGCGTTACCCTCCCAAGTTCTAAAATCAATTCCTTCAGGTCGCACAAGTTGACTTGCGCTATCGCAAAGCAATCTAATGTCGGATTCCCTTACATTGATAGTATGTTGACGATAAGAGTTAACAGTAAATGTTTCTTCTTTATATGTTTTTGGAGTGCCTGAAGCACAATCTTTAGAAGAAGAAGTATCGGAAGGAGTTGCTCTTTGTTTATGTTTGATACGAACGGTTTTTGGATGACCGCTATCTGCACCAACGTTCTGAATAACTGAGTTTGGTTGCCTGTTTGCAGGATCAAAAAGAGAACCAAGGAACCCTACTTGAGTTTCTAAATTATAAGGCGCACCATCTTTTAGAATTTCATCTAAACCTATTAATATTGCCGGACATACGGCATTTGTTTGAATAATTGACATTTGGAATTGACGTTAAAAACGCCTGAATCACAAATTCAAAACAGCTTATAAACCTCCTTGATCCTTTAGGGATTTTTCTATTAGAGATTTTACAGGGTTTGAACGTGAAGTAGTATTTGGCTGATTTCCCAACGAGGGAGCCACGTGTTTTTGATGGGTGTTCGGTGTCTGTGTTGGAGATACCGCTAAAAATTTGTTTTCGGCTGCTACTTTTGCCGCTAATTCTGTAAAGATAACTTTTTTATTTGAATTATCAAAATATTCAAATTCTGTATTTTCGGCTTTAACAACTTTTGGTTTTCCTTTATCGTCAAGAACAACCTTTGCATTCATTTTATCAAGCATTTTATTTAATGCTATTCTTGAAAGTTCGGGTCTTATTTCTGATGGATAATTATCTGACCATTTAAATGTATTGAATGCAGAATCAATTTCCTTATCAAGAATATAATTATTATGCTCTTGAATTTTTTGCGCTATAGCATTATTTTTTTCTTCTTCTTTCTTAACTAGCGTTTCCCTTAATTTTACGATTTCATCATTTAGGGCTTTTTCTGCTTCCTTATCTCCTGATTTTTTTGCAATAGTAGCTTCTTTTTGAATTTCTGCAATTCTATCTTTTAAAAACTGACCGAAAATCTCATACTTTTTACCTGAAGACCGTTCTTCTTTCAATTGTTGCTTTTGCTCATCTCCGAATTCAAAGACATCAGCAAGCTTTAACATTTCTTTATCTGATCCTGCATACGCCATTGCGTAAAAATAGTTTTTTATAGTGGTATTATTTTTGGCCGCATCTAATGACATAAGGCCGCCGAACGCCTCGGACACCTCTCTAGGCATTTCTGTTTGAATTGATAAAATATCGGCAAACTGTGCCTCTTTTGGATCGTACCCTGCTTTTTGAATAAGATCTTTTAATATTTCTCCTAATTTTGAGCTCATCTTTATTTTACTTTAGGTTGTTTTACTAATTTCTCTTTTGCATTTGGCTTTTCAATTATAGTGTCCATAATTTCTATGGATTCTTCTATTTGATTTTCTATGCCATAAAACGTTCTTTTTTCTTCATCACTGGCATATCTTACGCCTCTCCATGTGATATGTCTTTTAGCTTCTTCAAGGTTTAATTGCTGTTCTGCTGTAAATCTTGAAACCTCTACTGGGATATAATCATATCCAACTGTACCAGCTCTATGAACTGGCCTAATTACTAATACTACATCTAAACTGTCTTGCATATTTTTATTTATTTAGTTTCTAATTGAACTTGCTGTTAAATCCTGATTAATAATTGAAGGATATATGGCAAATGTTTTAAGTTTTTCTTTCTCCTGAATATCTGAAAGAACCCTATCTATTGAATCGTAAAGATCTTTCGTATTTTCGAGTATAATATCTATGACTGAATAATCCACTGCATATGCATGTGTAAGCCAGCATCTTTCGGCTTTATATAGTCCAATATTTCCAGACTCGGCAATCTTTTCTTTTAATGCTTTTGTGTCGCCTCCAATTACTCCTTTGTCATAATTCCATTGCCCCAAATAAAGCATATCATATTCTGGTAGTTCTTTATAAAGAGATTCAAATATTTCCTTAAACCCTTCGCAAAAAAGTGCATCATCTTCCAATATTAAGGTTTTCTTCCATCCTTCATTTTTAATCCTTTTATAAATTTCCCTGTGCGACATAAAGCATCCGATTTCACCCAAATTCAATTCTTGACCTTTAGGGCAATTCATGGAAAAGTCTCTATATTGAGGTTCGTTCCATGAAATTTCACCTCCATAAATAGCACAGAACCTTTCCGCCTCAATATTTTGAGCCTTCAGCCTTTCCCTCATATTTCTGAATCTATCCGAACGATTTTTAGAGTTTATCCAGAATATTTTATCAAACTGCTTCATCTTTTCTTCTCTCCAATATGAAAACATCTATGATAGTCTTCTCTTTTCCCTAGGTACGAAAACCATAATGCACTATTATTATTTAAATAATGATTTCTTATATCATATTCCCCGAAAGGCGTAAAATCCTGAACCCACTTTCTTTTATATAGTGATGGATTAAAAGTAAAATGGTCTTTGTGTAATACCACATCAATTCCAGAAACATTTCCTGGCCTCCATCTCTCCGGCCTTGTATTCATTAGACTTCCGGCAGCCTTTTCATCATCAAACCAAGGTTGACGAACTATTGCGCATTGAACTATAATAGGACTTTCAAGAACAGTCATTAAGTCATGAATATTTATCCGTTCTAAAAACACAAAGTCATTTTCCTGATGCCAAACATAATCTGCATCTTCAGGAATTAAAGACCATGCTTTTTTAACCGTTGCGTTTACACCAAGATTTTCTTCATTAAACACCACTTCATCAACCTTGTATTTTCTACATAACTTTTTAATGGTTTTTTCATCCCTTTCTAAGGGCCAATCGTCAAGTAAGATTTTATATATTTCCGCATCATTAGGAAACATGACATTTTCTTCAAAGCTTTTTAAGGTCTTTGCTAAATAATCGTTTCTGCCATCGTTAATTATAATTACACAGAATTTCATCTTATAAAAATTAGGTTCTCATGGTTTTTATGATGCAATCTCATTTCATACTTTCCACAATAATGAATATATTTTTCATCCTCTTTTGAGTTCGTTTCCACTATCAGCATTTTACATTCTACTTCTCTTAAATTAATTTGAGTTAATACTTCATAGTCTAATCCTTCAATATCAATTGTTATCAAATCAAATTTTTTATAAGGAGATCTCGAAAGAAGTGTTTTGAATGTAATAGCATCAACAGTAATCGGATTAAAGTCTGTTCCCGATCCTATCCAACGGCTCATTTCTGAAGGCTTAAGGGTAGACAAAAGAGAAAAATCTTCCTTAGTTATATGTGAACCTGACTCGAAAAACTCCAATTCCCCTTCGACGTTTGAAACCGCAATATTCATCATGACAATCTTTTCATTCTGGCCGTGAAGCTTTTCAAGTCTCCTGAATGCTTCTTTTGACGGTTCAACTAAAACTCCTGACCATCCGCATTCAATTACTTTTAATGAGTTGCTTAAGGTCTTTCCATCGTTCGCCCCTAGGTCTAATACAGTTCCGTATTTGCCTTTGAAATAATCGAGTATAATTTGTTCTTCTGCTCCCTGGCTGTACATATTATTTCCATGAAAGGTAAAACACGATAACGCAAGCTAAAGCCTCCAAAACTGAAACATAACAGATAAGAATGTTCATAATCAATAGACATGAAATAGCTTTTAGTATTTTCATGATTTATGAATAAGGTTTGATATTTTATTAAATTCATCCTTTGATAAGAATTTGCTTTTATCTGTTTTCTTCATGATAGCAATACATTCCCATCCTGTATCTATATTGTTATAAATCGGGTGCTCGAATATTTCCAGTACTTCTAGCTTGCATGATTTAGCGTAAGATTTCCAGAAATCAAGGGTAAAGAAGTGATGGCCATGTCCTGGGAAATTTCCAGTCTTTGGGTTTTTATGAAGCATAACCCCGCCTACGGCGCAGAAACCAAAAGTATTTCTTAGGCTATTATAAAGATCTTCAACATGCTCAGTCGTTCCCGCGTCCGTGACAATATCAAATTGTCCCAAATCTTCAATAATGGGTTCTGAAAGATTTAATGCTAAAGCCCCATCTTTGCCGTTTTGATCGATGCTTGTATGATTATATCCTAATCCTATAAAATGCTGTTTTGCAGAAATATTTTGAACATCTGCAAGGTTCATTTCCTGATTTCCTAATTCAAGCATCCTGCATCCTTTAGGAGCATATTTTAGTATTAAATTATATCCGTAATATTCTATCATAAACCACGCATTGTTAAAATTACTTTGTCTAAATCAGCTGGATAATAAGATGAATATTCCCCTGGCTGAGTCATTTTTAAACCCATTTTATTTAATATCAAACTTGCTGCGCTCTGATCTTGTCTATGGAATTTAAATCTTGGATCTCTGCTCTGATTGTCATGTTCACGTGATCCGTGAAAAGCTCTTTCTTTAGCTGCTTTAATCCATGTTTCAATAAATTCTTTTCCTTGTGGGTTAGCCATATTTACACCAAACATTGAAGTGCTACAGTCAGGAAACTTCTCAGCCTCGTCCCTTGTAACATCAAAATAATCCAGGCATAAATCAGAACAACATTGAGCGCAGTTGTAACCCGATGACCAGAAATAATAACCGTTATCATTTATATAGTCAAAAATTGGCTCTACTGGTTTTACAGGCCATACAGAACAATCAGCCCAAAATATAATTTCATAGCCCTTTTTAATTGCTTCTTCAAAAGCTGCTGCCTTAATATTGTAAGGGCATGACTTGTCGTAGTTTTCATTAGGCCATTCATTACACCATGTTAAAATATCATGTGAGAACCCGTGATGGCGCAAGGTATCAACAAGCCTTTTCTGGCCTTTCCAATACCAACCTCCGAGGGCTGCATTAATTAAACATGCCTTCTTTTCTGCCTCCATTTAATTAAAACCATATTTTTTGTTGTGATCTTCTTTCGAGCTGTATTGATAGAAGTAAAGAACCTGGTCAATAAAATTTTCTGTCTTAATCAATGATGCTAGTCTCATACAATACTCATAATCTTCTCCGAAGCGCAGGTCTTTAAAGCCTGTCTGCAATGCTAACGACCTTAAATGCGGTGTTTTATGGTAAATATTTCTTACATATCTAAATCCATCGACATTTTCAGCCCAATTATTATAAACTCGGGAAGCTTTTGCCCTTCCTGTGTATTCCCCGTCGTAATAGCAGTCAATAAGAAACCCTATCGCATCGGCTCCAAGGTTTTTAAGGATCTGATTTATATAATCTGAACTTACAGTGTCGTCATCATCCACAAAGACGATATATTCTCCCTTTGCCTGCTCGATTAGTTTATGCCTTTTTCTTCCTATGGATATTTCCTTATTATCCTTTGCTATAATTATCTCGACTATTTCGGCCTCTTTATTTATTGCCTCCATTTGAGGAATTAAAATATCTCTAAGCCTTTGAAGCTTTTCTTCTCTGCCTGTTACCGTTGGGATTAAAATTGATAGTTTCATTTAAATCCTCCCTTCTTTCTATTATTATAATTCAATTCATCTGCTCCCCAATACGCATCATTCCTTAAATAAAGAGCATCCGATTGAAGTCCTGCAACCCAAGAAGGATGTTGATGCTTTACGATCATATGAGGGATGCTTTTGATTTTGCCTTGGCTGGCTGCGACTTCTGTATATTCATTATCGCAGAAAAATGACTTATAAGAGGGATGATATATATAATTGTATCTGTCGTAATACTTTCTGCCAATTATTGAAAGTGTAGAAATAAAGCTTTGCGCTCCGTCATGATACCATAAACATCCATCGGTATCAGGGTAATTGGCTTTCATATCGCCCCTAATCCTGTCATCCCATCCTCCGGCTTTACACTCCATATCGTCAGAGATTAAAATGATAATATCCCAATCATTAGCTTTTTCAATATCTCGATTGCATGCTTCGATCTTATTTGCAGAAGTGCCGGATATTAATTGGACGTTTTTATGTAATGATTCAGCCTGTTTAATGACTTCGTATGTCATTGTTTCGTCATCTGAATCGTAAGAAATCAGGTATTGGATAAGATCGTTGTTTGAAGCTTTGCTAATGTAATCCCCTAATGTTTTTAGGAACTTTTGAGGTCTTGTCCTTGTAGGAAATTTGCAAAGTATTTTATACATAAAATCTGTATAACTAGTTGTTTTATGTAAATATATATTTCCCACATGTGTAAAAATAAATATATATAATGTATTGTATATTTTACATTAATTGTATATTTTAGCATAGTTGTATTAAATAGTGATACATATTATGATGGCAGCAAAAAAATTAAATGGCATTTCCCCAGACGAACAGCAGGTAACCTTTGTCATAAAAACTAAACAGAAGGAAAGATTAGATCATATCGCCTGGTATGAAAGAAGAAAGAAAAAGGAAGTTGAACAGGAGGCGGTGGCTCTTTATTTGGAATCTAAAAAACATATCCCGGAAAAGCAATGACCACCAAAATAAACACGGTAAGATATAAGAATGCGCCTCTTTCGGTTTATAAAAAGGAAAAGTATGTTAAAATATCTGAAGGTTGGGCCGTTTTGGAGGAAAATATTCAAAGGAAAGAAATATACCTCAATACAGTTTTTAAAGGGATTGTTATAACCGGAAGCATAGTATATGAACGAAAATAATAACAACTATGAGCGTATTAATAAATCTTGCAATTGTGTTCGTGGTAGTAACTGTATTGTTGTTAATCATGGCTTACATTATTATTAAAATTACAGATGACGACGACTTCGGCGGCCCTTCTGATGTCCGAGACTATCCTTTTTACCTATATAACAACGAAAGCGGCTTTTAAACAAAAAACTATGAAAGAAATAAAAATTCTATTAAAAATTCTTGGCTCTTTAATTGGGATAGTGGCTGGATTAATCATAATGACTTATTCGTTTAAAATGATAAGCGCAAAATCCACAATTGAAAGTCTTGCAGGATTGCTTTTACTGATTCTGCTAATATCGTCTGTCGTAGTGATAGGTATTAAAATTTTTAAATCAATTAATAAACAACTAAAAACCAAAACAAATGAAAAAACTCTTTAACATTTCACTTTTTGTATTGCTGTCAATTAATCTATTTTCCTGCCGTGAAAAAATAGACGCGGGAAGTGTCGGGCTTTTAATATCTCAGTATGGGGACGATAAAGGACAGGGCGTAAAACTTGTGGCAGGAGCTACATGGTATAATCCAGCCACAG